CACCCAAGCTACTTGCTGGTAGTCTTTACCATGTGTGTAGCCGTTGGATTTACAGATTGAATGAAAGATAACTACCCATCGTTTTGCTAGGATTGCCCCGCAACTTTGAAGCAGACTATTAAGACTCGCGTGTTGGTGTCTTACTGGAATGTATCTACCATCAAGTCCCTTGACCTTGCCTTTCTTGGCTTGTTCTTGAACTCGTTCTTGAAGACTCTTAAGAGCAGGTAGACCCTTAAGGAATTGCTCTTTGAGTCGTGTACCTTCCTTGGCACCTTTGCCAACAATAGAGCCGATCTTTGCGCTACCTGCCCCGTAGAGCCAACCGTAAATAAAGGTCTTCGCCTGAGAGCGAGTCTCTAAACCTGCCGCTTCTTGGTTAGCTGTATGTATGTCACCATCAAGAATCACCTTCCCATAAGCACCTTTGTCCCACTCAGACATGTAGCTGGCTAATGCCCTCAACTCGATTCCAGATTGGTCGGAGCCAAGAAGTTCCCACCCCTTCGGGGCATAGAACAACTCACGGCACTCTTTGCCGTACTCTGCTCGGTCACTAGGCACTTGCTGAATGTTTGGCTTACTGGCTGTGGCTCTCCCTGTCACTGCCCCAAGGGTGTTAGTGCGGTAATGAATACGTCCGTTTCTACTTAGCTTTAGCCAACCGTTATTTCCCTCACTTAACTGTCCAAGGCGTTTGATGAGCATTAGATACTCAAGCAGCAACTTAGCTTCAGGTATTGAATCTTCAATAGCCTTAAGCGTTGTCTCGTTGACCACGACCTGTCCAGATTCAGTAAACTCAGTAGGAACCCAACCACGCCTTTGTAACCTGTCAGCAATTTGCTGTCGGCTACTAGGGTTAAAGGGAATGGTTTTGGTTTTTGTTTTAAGCTCAATGACGTTAGGCTCAAAGGTATTAATCATTAACTGTTTGATTTCATCCCTACGACCACCAAGTTCTGCATAAAGAAGTGCAGCTTTCTCCTCGTTAAAAGGAAAACCTATGGCTTGCTGCTCAAGGCAGATTTTGTGTATGTCATGCTCAAGTCGTATGGCATCTTCGCTATACTTCTCAGTCAATACATACTCATAGAACTTGACGTTGACTAACACATCTTGTGAGCAGTACTTAAGCATCTCAGGTGTATACACAGACCAATCTGCCGTAGCCCCAAAGTCTCCTTTATAGAACCCCAAGCGGTGTCCCCAAGATTCTAATGAGTGCCTACCTTTTACATGGATTGGTATGTTCCTGTAGTGCGTAGCATCTACCTCATACATATTGCCCCATATCAACCGACTACATATCAACGTATCTGTTAATACTGCGCATGTGTGCCAAGATGGATAAAGCTTTTTAATAACACCTAAGTCGTACTCCATAATGTTGTGACCAATAAGCTCGGTGGCTTCACTAAGAAGCTTTAAGCCTTGGTCAATATTATTAGAAGCTGTGGTGAACTTTTGTAGCTTTCGTGTACCCATGTCAGCCATGACAATGCAGTGTATTTTAGAAACCTCTTCCAATAGGCCGTCTGTTTCAATATCAAAAACGTATGTAGTCATGTGATTATTCTCTCGTTGGAGTAATTAGTTAGAACCGTTGGCAACCATAGCTTCATCGGGGTCTTGCCCAATGACCATGCGCCCTGTGTCTTCATTAAAATATAGGTAGTCTGCCTTACCTGTTCGGCCTGTATAGCGGCACTTAAGAACAGTGAGTAGTGACGTATTACGCGCCCTGTCGTCCTCCTCTTGCTGGTTACGGCTTATTGCGTAGACATTGTTAGATAGCTGCTTGATTGAACCCGAACCACGTAAGTCGTCACTGGACGGTACGTATCCTTCTTCAAAGCTGCGACCTTGCGGTGCTTTCTTCAAGTGGCTGATTAAGCCGATATAGACCCCAAGCTCTTGCGTCAACATTTTTAGGTTGTGCATGATAGAGTCGATAGCCCTGCGCTCATCTTGACTTTCACTACCTAAGTCACTGACCAGTATTGAGAGGTGGTCAATCCAAATGACCTTGCATCCCAAACCAGTTGCGAAGTATCTGACTTTGTTATAAAGGTCTGTCTCGTCTAAGGAGCCAAACGCATCATAGACATTTAATCGACTATTACCGTCAGCATCAACAGCACCGAATGTTTCATCAAAGCCTTTCCAGTAATCCTCATCAGCTACATACTCACGCACATCTGGCAGGTTAAGCCGTCTGCTTATGTGTATTCCTATAAGTCCTTCAGCAGTGTCTTCAAGCGGTTCCTCTAGGTGAATAAGGGCTTGGTTAAGGTCTGTGGTCTGCATAAAGTGATGTTGGAACTGCTTAATAAGAGTAGTTTTGCCCATACCACTTCCCGAAGTGAATACATCAAGCTCCCCAAGGCGTATGCCATAGGTCTTTTGATTCATTCCTTGCATAAAGCTAGGCCACGGGTAGCACTTAACCTCTGGACGTTCTTCAAGCCGCTTACGTAACTCAGCACCACTTACGATACCCGCAGGGGTGTAAGTCTTGGCTTGCCACATGGCAGTGATAAGGTCTTTACTACGACCCGCCATAAGCATTTCTGAAGCGTCTTTAAGAGGTAGTGATGCTATCTTAGCTTTACGTGGTGGAAGCAACTCAGCAACCTTGTGGGCGGCTTCCTGCCCGACTTCATCTTGGTCAAACATAATGACCACGGTGTCAAACTTAAGAAGCCACTCAAGGTTATTCTTGACAGCTTTGACTGCCCCTTGACAGCCGTTGGGGACGCTCACCACGGCCCATTTGTTGTCTTGGGTCTGGCTTGCACTTAAGGCATCAATTTCTCCTTCTACGAGCGTGACCATCTTTCCACCGTCTTTCCAAAGCCATTGACCATAGAGAGGGATGTTTTGAGTATCACCTAAGAACTTAAAGTCCTTATTAGGAAAGCGCACCTTCTGAGCAATGGTGGTGCCCTTATCGTTCTTGTAGTTTGCTATCTGAACCGTAGTGCCGTTGTACTCAGCCTTGGTGTAGTCCCATAGGGCACAGGTATCGGCATTGATCTTACGTTTGTTTAGGGAAGTGTGTTCCCCTTTAGGTATCAATCCACTCACTTTAGGTGCCTCTTCTGTTGATTGTAGGGCCACATCCCAAGGCACGTTTGCGTCACACGCGAAGCACTTTCCCCACCCGTTTGAGTACAGATGGTATCCATCACTGGATGTACACTTAGGGCAGGGTAGCTTTCCGCTTAAGAGGTACGAATCTCCTTGGTCTGTTTTAGCCATGCTGCTACCTCAAATATTGGGCATGCCTTATGTGAGTCAAGGTCTTTATGACCGACCACAGCAGCATTAGGATAAATTTTAGTCAGGGTTTCAACGAGACAGTCTAAGGTGTCCCACTGTTCAGGAGTGTAGTTAACATCGAAGTCACCATCTTCATCAATGCCACCCACTAAGCAGATTCCCAAAGAATTGTGATTGAAGCCCTTTACGTGGGCACCGACCTGTTCTAAGGCTCGGCCTATTTCAATCATACCGTTCTGCCGTACAATAAAATTGTACCCGCATCCCGTCCAACCTCTGCGCTTATGCCACTGGTCAATTTCTTTAAAACCTATGTCCATTGACGGTTTAGTTTGGGCACAATGAATGACTATATAGTCTGTGCGTTGTCTTACTTTCACTTTAGTTTTTCCTTAAGCCAACTCTCAGGCACACGGCTTTCGCAGTATTTGAAGTCGTACTTCTCACACCACTGAGCGTTTGTGAACCTTTTAGATTGAACCTTTGTATTTTTGTTTTGAAACAAGAAGCGAAACTCCTTGTCTGGATACTGCTTCTTAAGTAATTTCATCTTGCGGCAGTCTTCGTCTTTGAACCAACCTTTTGCTTCGATGTAGATTCCGTTAGGAAGTTGAAAGTCTGGAAGGTATTTACGCTCAACAACATACGGGATACGCTCATGTTCATACTGAAAGCTAATACCCCGCTTGTTTAAGTCGAGTGCTACGTTTCGTTCAAGGCCGCTTCGATACTTAACTTCTTTCTTAGAAGTCTTCGTCTTCTTCTTCGTTGCTGAAGTCACTGCTACTAACTTCTTCTGCAACTTCTGTGGGCTTTGAGCTTTCTTCAAACGTATATCCTTCTTCTTCTCCGAATGGACTTGCAGCACCAAACTCAACTAAGTCGATCAGTTGGGTGGACTTGAGGCGCAATGAAACTGACGCTTCCTTAGTGGACTGCATCATGTAAGGGACAGGCTCAAAGCCAACTTTCATAATCGAACCATTACCAATGTTTAACTGCTCAGTAATAGGCTTCGCTTTGGCATCAAACACAGCAACTTTGTTGGTGTACGTGCTACCGTCTTTGGCTGTAATACGGGCCTTGGTCTTGAATTTAAATTCAATCTCACCTGTTTCATTACCCTCGTCATCAAGCACTTGCTCGTAAGGGGTGCGCTTAGTCAGCTTAGTCTTAAGCTTTGGGTTGTCCTTTAAAGACTTTGTATAAATTGCATCTGTGAGGCTATCTAACTGACCGCATAAGTCTTC